GGCTTCTGAGGCTAAGAAGGCCCCCAATTATGACGACTTCAGAAAAGATTACACTAGCGACATTAAGCATGGGATGTATTGGCACGTTACAGGAAACCCTAACTTTACAATAGATCCAAATAAAGGGCCAACCGATGCCTCTACCGCAGGCACGGGGACAACCTCTCCTGGAGATTTAATGGTAACCAGTGATTTGAACCATTGGTTAAGTTTTTACCCCGGCCGCACGCACGCTGCCTTGATTGACCTTTCGGGGGTACCAAGAGAGCATTACCGACAGATTGGGCGTGGTTTTGGAAATGAATTTTACATAAACAACGCAAACAGAGCCAAGGTCATTAAGGTTGTCCCTAGGCATCAAGCCAGAAGGATAGACAAAGATTATGACAACGTAAAACCGAGAAGTGAAGATGAGCTAAAGTTTTTCCACGGTCTCGTTCATGGTAGCTCCCTTAAATAATTTGTATCCGCTGGTGTCAACAACAATCTTAGTTACAAGGAACTCAAAATAAATGAGCACTAAATCTTTCAATCAGCAACTAGCAGACGCCATTAAATTAGGCATTGCCAAGTCTCAAACTATTATTGCAAAGAATAACGCAAAAGAGCAAAACGGCCTGGCTAAATTGTCAAAGACCCTAGGCGGCCAAGACCCTGCCCTTACTGGTGCTGGAGGTAATTTAGGTGCTGGCGGCGGTTCTATGACTGAAGTTCCCAACTTGGCTAGGGCGGAAGAATACCCCTACCACAGTGCAGGCAAAGACGGTATGTACAGGAGAGGAGAGGGTTTGGTTGGTACTGTAGCAACAAGACTACGTCCACAATATAAACGTTCGGCCGCCAAAAAGAACAACACCCGAGCCGAATACGAAGCCTCTAAGGTAGAAAAAGGCGCTCTCCCAGAAACCGACATGGCCATGAGCGAAATGGACGGCAACGACGAAGCCAGCTGTCCCATGTGCAACGGTCCCTTACATATTCTTGGCTCACTAGGCAATACAATTCATATGGTTTGTCGTAACTGTGGCGCAATGCATGCTACGACTCCTCACGACGAAAATACAGAGGCTAAGGAAGATTCTGATCCTAGTGTTTCTAAGGCAATGCTTCACCCAAATAAGCGTGGAGAAAATGCGGTAAGAGAGTACGGAGATCGCCCCTTAAGTCAAAGAGATCCTGATGGGTTTGGTTGGGCAGAAGCTAGTAAAAGAGCCGCTAAAGCAAGAGTCAACAACAAAGTAGCTGAAAGCAAAGCTCAAGAAGTAGAGAAGTCAGAACCTCTTGCCACAGTGCGAACAAACAAGATGAAGGGGATTTCTGGTCTTCCAGCTCCAAAGAGCAAAATGGTAGTTAAGGGCGAAATGACCAGGCTACCTGACGGCTCTGGTTGTGCTACTGGGACTGTTGGCAATCTCAAAAAGGAAGAAACCAGCCCAATCAAAGAAGCTCCAATGACCGCTTTGGTAATGCCCGCAAAGGTAACTGGCGCCAAGGTAGGCAACGAAGTAATCCCTAAGGCTATCAACCACGACGGTTCAGGTGAAATCACAAAGGGCAAGTCTTTCAACAAAGGCGCCCTAGTAGAACACGTTAAAAACGCTGCTAACAAAGCTGGCGTTCCTGTAAAGGACGTATTGGGCTATAAGCCGCCAAAGACGCTACAAGCCGTTAAGCCTGCGGCCTCACCTAATTTCAATAAGGCGGAATGGGACAAGGTACCCGTTAGAACAAACGAACATTCTACAACTGGGGTAGCAAGAGAAGTTGGCATCAAGAACAAGGGGCAGAAGACTCCAGGGCTTGATGCAGCTATTGCCAATAAACCCCTTCTGCAACACCATGGCATGCTTAGGACCAAGCTTACAGGCGGTGTACAAGGCCAAATTGCTGCTTCTAAGAAGCCCCTTATCCCAATGGTTAATCAAGGCGGGGTTGTGGCGAAGGGGGAGAAGCGACCTGGGGAAGATGCAACAAAATATGTTTCTAGGGGAAAGATGTTCCCGGGGGCTATTGGGCCAGACTATTTCAAGAGAGACAAAGCCGCAAAGAATAACAAGGTAGCCGAAAGTAAAGCCCAAGAAGTAGAAAAAGCCGAACCCACCATGGCCAAGCCTGTTACAAAATCCCCTTCTTCTGGCCCAGCTGGTAAAGCTCCTGCGATTAAAGCTTCCCCGGCCGTAATGAAAACCCCAAAACTTTAAATAGCAATACCAATCTTATATGGAGACTAACTAATGGCGACACAATACACAACTTCTGACGGCCAAACCCTGATTATACCTGGCGCATATGCCCAGGCTCAGGTGGTATCTACCCCTTCTACCGTAGCGGCTAATGGCATTCTAATGGTAGTAGGCGAAGCTGATTCAGGTCCTGCTTATTCAGAAGAGTCTGACATCACCCAGAATTTCTTTGGCCCCGACCAGAAGTCAGACATTCTTGCTAAATACGGCTCTGGACAATTGGTAGACGCTTTCGTAGGTGCTGTCGCGGCTTCTAATGATGACAATATCAAGGGCAGCTTTACCCGCTTTGTACCTATCAAGGCCAACGTTTCGGTAAAGTCGGCTTCTACTCTTCCTGCTATCGGTGGTGGTACTTTTGCTAATATCGTTGCTAAAGCCGGTGGCAAGCCAGGCAACCTAATTACCCGTACAATTACGGTTAACAACGCTGAAGTTCTTCCTACTACTGGCTCGGTTATTCTTGCTTCTCCCCAAGTAACAACTACTGTTGCCTCCCGCGTTAACGGTGGGGCTCTTGCTACATCTGGTAGCTTGGCTGTAAACGCTACCCCTGCTACTTTGGCCGGCGTTGTTGGCGCTCTATCGGGCGTTACTGCTACCGGTGGTGTTGCTAGGGTAGTCATTGACACTACACGAAGCGTAACGGTTGGTAACATCAACGGTTTCTCAGTTACCTTTACTGCCACTGCTGATTGGGCTCATACCCCAGCTGTTGGTGACATTCTTTTCCTCCCAGGTACTTCTGCTTTCGCAGCTGACATTAGGGGGACTTGGGTAGTCCAAGCCGCTACTTCTCGCGTCATTACTGCTCTAAAGGTAATTGACTCTGGTGCAGGCGCTGGCGCTGCAAGAACAACTCCTGTTTCAACTCCTACAGTTGCCGCAGCCGCATCCGCAGATATTGAAGCTTACAGTCAAGTTGTTATTTCGGTTACAGCTGGAGCAGTTCTTCCTGGTCAAGGTAAATCTCTTGAACTAGCCAATACTTCAACTGGGTTGTTCTCTAACTTACTTTGGTCTTATAACTCAGCCGCTCAAACAGTTGCAAAGGCTCCTTACGTTTCGGCTACTGGCGCTGCGGTTGTTCTTGCTTCAAGTCAAGAATACGTTGTAAGCCTTAACACGGTTCGTCAGAAGGATTCGATTTCTGAAAGCACTACCGCAGGTGGCAGCCCAGAGCTTAGTATCGGTTACGCTGGCACTACTGCTTCGGCAGTTATTGCCAACGGCGTTATGACTTGCACCTTAACCGGTGGTGTTTCTGCCGGTCTATCGCCTATCGCAGTAACCCTTGCCGATTATCCTACACTTGGCGACCTTTGCCAGTTCTTCAACTCCTTAGGTGGATTTACTGCTGCACCTTCACTAGCTACCTACACCTCAATCGCTTCAACCAGACTTGACGCAGGTACCTACAACTTCGGTACCACCATGGGCGCTATGACCGGCCGTATCAAGACAGACGGCGCAGACTTCCTAGACGCTGTTAACTCTACCTCGGTTCTAGTTTCAATTACTCCTCCAGGCGTTGCTACCAATCTCGTCGGTCTACCCGATGTAGCGTCCCTAGGCTTCCTATCTGGCGGTTCTAGAGGCTTTACAACCAACGCCAGTATCCAGGGCGGTCTAGACCTTTTACAGGCCGTAAAGGGCAATCTGGTAGTTCCTTTGTTTTCAAATGATGCAGCAGTAGATATCGCAGACGGGTCCACAGACCCCAATTCGACTTATGACATTGCGTCAATCAATTCAGCAGTGAGAGCGCATTGTCTACAGATGTCACAACTCAAACGACGTAAGCGCCGGATTGGTCTTATCTCGAATCGTAGCACATTTGCAAACAACAAGATGAATGCGTCAAACATCGCTTCTTCACGCTGCGCAATGACGTTCCAAGACGTTGAAGACAATAACGCATCTGGTAGCTTAGTCAATTTCAAGCCATGGATGGCCGCTATCAAAGCCGCAGCTATGCAGGCGGCCGGGTTCTATCGCGACATTACAGCCAAATACGTTTCCATTTCGTCAGCTACCGTTCCCGGCGGTGGCTTCAATTACAACATTGAATCGAACATGGAAGATGCCCTTAAGTCAGGTCTTCTACCGATTGTTTACGACGATACCGGTTACAAATGGGTCTCCGACCAAACAACCTATTCAGTAGACGCTAACTTCGTTTTCAATTCTCTACAAGCTATGTATGCTTTAGATATCATTATGGCTACAGCCGAAACTAGGATGGACCGCGCCTTCACCGGCCAGTCCTTGGCTGATGTTTCAGCCACTACGGCCGTAACGGTCTTTGGTACAATCATGGATGACCTACGAAGGTTAAAGCTGATTGGTCCTTCTGATGATGCTCCTAGGGGCTTCAAGAACGTTGTTATCAAAATTGTAAACGGTAACGCAATGGTGGTTGGGGCTGAAGTTAAATTGGCCACTTCACTTAAGTTTGAAAGCATTCTTTTCATGGTCTCGGCGATCCAGCAATCAGCTACTGGTTAAATAAAGGAAACATAACACATGCCAGCAAAAGTTTTATCAGGTGCCCGCGCAAAGCTTGGTTTCTACGACGGTAAAAAAGTTCATTACGTCGGTATTTTTAGTGATTGTAGTTACGGTTTGACTTATGATGTGCAGCAAGCGTGGATTCTCGGCCGTTATTCGGCCGCTGAATCTGATTATACTGCTTGCGAACCGGTCCATATTACCGCCAATGGCTACCGAGTGGTAGACCACGGTTGGTTTGCTGACGCCCAATTCCCAAATCTAGCATCCTTGATGGATGCCGATTATATGACGCTAGAAGTCAGTGATAGACAAACTAGTAAGATGGTAGCCAGAATTGACCGAGTAAGGCCCGTAGCTGCTACAGGCGGATTTAGTGCCCGACAGCTGTCTACCTCCACACATACCTACGTTGGTTTGTTGATTTCTGACGAGAGTGAGCCCAATAACGCAGAGGGTCGTGGCGCAATGGAGCTTCCTGGTTAACAGCCAAGTGTAGAAACAATAACGAGAGCCATCCTAATTGGGTGGCTCTTAGCTTATCAGGAGGTCTTTGGTGGAAGGCTTTCTAGACCTTGACCGCTTGGGTGTTTCCTTACGCTAAGATATTCGGTCTGTCCAGCTCTGATGTTCCAACAAACCACATCCAGAACGTTGCTTGGATAGTCTTTTTCTTGTTTGTTGTAAATGCGGTTGGCTTCTTTTGAAAGAGCTTCGCAGATACCCTGACGGTCATTAGGAGCTTCCTTGTTTAGAG